GTTATAACAACAAACAATATTAATAAAAATGAATCGTACAAAAGAGTACTTCAATTCGAAGACTCCTGAACAACAACGACTCATTAATGAATTTAAAAGAAATGTTATCAATAATGATAACGAAGAGGAACTGGAGGAATCTAAAGTTCAATCGAACACTGAAACCCCTGACCTTAAACTAAAACAACAACCAACATTGAATACGGATCAGATAGAAGATCGTACTAGGAAATTATTGAATATGGTTGAAAATTCCAGAGCTACTAGTTCTACTCAAACTAGTTATTCTAGACCATTATCAATGGAAACTCAAACTGAATCCGACCATTCAAAGATTCTGGAAATTACTGATCAATTTTTGAATCTTCTTCAAAGTTTATCAGATTACCCTATATTAAAGGATCTACCCGAAGCAATTATGGCAAATTTGATAGCGGGAATTACTTCTTCAACTTTTTCTTTATTGAATGCATTGTATTCTATAAGAGATATGAAAAATTCCAAAGTCACTTTTGTGTTACAAATTGCAGCAATAGTATCTGCACTGACACATCTTGCTATATGTGTATCAACAGTGTGTCAATATTGGCATATTGGATACGACCTTTATAAAGCTAAAGCAACACTTAAGGAATTAGCTAATAGATTTTTACAATCTGTTAACGCAAATTTTTTTGGTGATATGTTACAACCAACTATATCAATGATTATTACTGTATTATTAGCAGGAAGCACTCTTATTACTGGAACATCATTTAAGGATGTTATCCAACTTGGAGCTGTTTCACGTGCTATACGCACAATAAAAACAGATGCAAAGGAACTTACTGAATGGATATGTGAGGATTTACTTCAACTTGATCTTAAGGGCGATGTGATAGTGTATGATCGTATGATTGTACTAGCTAAAAGATCATCTGAGCTTTTGATTATTCCAACTTATGAGTTTATTGCTAAAGGAGAACTCTTATCTGAGTTGAGAACACTTCCAAATGAGGCAATTGAATTAAGTACTAAGGTTGTCAAATCTGAATCCAAATCAAAAGCATTGAATTCCGCAAGGGTTGTTCTTATGAACAACATTGCATCTATTCGTGTTAAACTTGAAGCAATACGTGCAGTTGAAGATCAAGCTGAACGCATTGAAACAATTGGAGTCCTACTAGCAGGTCAACCTGGTGTAGGAAAATCTTCTTTTGTTAAATATTTGACTATGAAGCTTGGGGAAATGTTTAAATACTCCCCTACTCTGTTCAATCTTAATAAACAATCTAATGGATTCTCCTTACCATATGGCGGGCAGGCTTTTGCTGTTTACAATGAATTTATGGCAAAAAGGTCTGAGAAGGATGGAATTCTTATGGATTATAATAATTATGTCTCTGGTGATCCAGCTAATTTGGAAGCAGCTCATTTGGAGGGTAAAGTACAACCAGTTAAATTCCGCGTGGTATTTTTAACTGCAAATGATGTGAATCCTAAATTGGATGACCCAAATGGTGGTTTAACAACTCAAGCGGCACAAGCTTTTTGGGATAGAACTATTAGATTGGAAATCATCGATGAAAACATTAAAGGACGTATGGATACAAATGCTCATAGGCGTCAAGATTATGAACATCTTAGAATCAACTTGGTTAAACAAAAAATCTTGAACAATACAACAGTTCAAACTGAATTGGAACGCACACCAATGACTGTGACTGAAACTATTCACTTACTTGCAAAAATGATGGCTATGAGAGAAATTGCTTTTATAAAGAAAAACGATATGACTGACATAGATGGAATTGAACAACGTCTGCGATATCTTGAGGATATATTTCAGCGTTATTTTTCAACTACTGCTAATCAGATTGATGATTTAATTGGAGGACGTGAATATTTTACAATTCGCTTACAAGGTTTACCAGATACTGGTAAAACTGAAAATATAAAGAAATTAGTGAATATGTATAAAACACATTTTCCATATTATCGTGTGGTAAAGGCTCAACCAAAAATGAGATATGTACCTGAAGCACCATGTATATATGTATTTGATGATTTGCTTTACACCCTTGAGGCAAAGCGTTGGGCTTTTGAATTGATTAATACTTTACATGAAAGATCAATTGTCATTATTGCAACTAATGAAGTAATACCAATGAAAAATTACTTGCATGTACCCTTCTTTCAAAATGCAGTACCTTATCGTAAAATACCAAATGAGATTTTGCCTAGTGGTTATGCACGTAGAATTGGATTATCTGGTGATGTCTGGTTTAATGATACATGTACTAGGGTACCCAATTATACAGCTATTACAATAGACTGTGGACGAAATTATGTGACTAAAATTGATGGAAAGAGTTATTCTCCTAATCAATTAACAGATTACTGTTTTAAGAAATGGAATGAATATGAGAAACAATCTACTGAAGTTAATATTATTCATGAAAAATATTCTGGTAATATTAAACCTGATATAGAATTGATTTCTGGAAGTTTAGATGAACTCAAAACTGTGGCTGGTAGTAGAGCTAAGTGCATTCAGGCACATATGTCTAGTTATGGAGAAACTAAAATTCGTGTTGATAAGGAATTTCTTGATATGGCAGAAGGATCAACAATGATCTCAGATTGGTTAGATTTTGAAAATCTTAATACACCATCTGATGTTGTTGCTACAGCTAGAAAATTTGCAACTTCTGTTAATAGAATCAAACCAGATGTGACTGTTAGAATAACTATATTGGAGCAAATGGAATTGACTCTTATTAACCACACTATTTACATATATGATGCTACACAAACTAATGAAGTGGAAATAGTTGAAAGTGATATGTTTTATCTTAGTGGTTTTCCATTAAGTGTTAATGCATATGTGAACTACGTAGTATATGGAAGGATAAATGATACTATGCAACATATCCCAGAACATCTTCTTAGGGAAGTGAGAGCACGTATTGAAATGTCAAATACACCATTGGCTAAACACTATAAGATTATAGTTGATATAGAGCGTATACAAAATACAGTTCAAACACCCAAATCTGATATCATCACTAAGATGATAAAAGACAATAAAATATTGACGATTTGTGGTGGACTATTATCAGTTTATTGCATTTACAAAACAATGCGATTTGCTTATGATAGATATTTCACTGATAATACGCGTACTTCTAATCATGTATCGGAACCTGATGATGCTGCTGAAGAACATTGTGCCAAGCTTCGTAAGGCAATTATGGCTGGTGATCGTGCAGCTCGAGAAGCAGTCTATGATTCTGCTAGAAAGGCTGGAGTATATGAAAGAGTCAATGATTTTGAGTATGAATATAGAAGCAATGCAGCTCGTTTTGATGATATCAAAACTGCCATTGCAACTAGAGATCATGACACACTTATTCAACTTATACATTCAAAACCAGCTCATATAGCTAAATACATAATGATGACAAAAAGTAACATGATGACTACTGATGAGGAATTTTCTGCACCAACATCTCTTGATATAGTACAAAAGAAACTGCTTAAGAGTTATGTACAAGTTTCATCAGATAGTGGAAAATGTTATGGTGTTGTTTATAAAGGAAATAGTTTGATAACTGTTTCGCATTTATTTGACAATATCAATTCGAAAGCTGTAGTACAATCAGCTGGGAAGAGCTACAAAGCAAAAATAGTTGCTTTGAGTAGAGAAAGAGACCTGGCTTGGTTGAAGATTGAAGATCGTAGTTTTCCTTCACACCCGGATATTACAAATATGTTCGTTGGAAACATAAATGATGTACCATTGTGTAATACATGGTTTATTCGTGTTTCACCAAGTGAACGTGTTGCAGTCCAAACTGAATCAACTTATGTAAAAAAGGCTATTTCTCCATTTGGAGATGTATCAAATCCAAATTACAATCTTTCTGAAAAATATTTGACAGTCAGTTTTATAACAACAAAAAATATGCAACATGTGATACGGGCTGGTGATTGTGGTATGCCTTTAATGGTTAGTCACAATAATCAATGGTATATATTGGGTATACATAATAGTTATGCACAATTATCTGCAATGGGTCATTTCAGTTTTGTTGATAAAATTGATATGGAAACTATTGTACTGAATACATCAAATTCTGAGAGTGTATCTGGTAAATGGATGCTGACAAATCCAGTTACTAATAAACAGGTATTGGTTCATCCACGCATATATGATGGTATAATGTCAACAACTAATAGTAGATTTTCAAGTACTATGAACTTGGATATCTGGGGACACTCAAAATTATTGAATATTCCTTCGTATCCAAAACATAAGAAGAGATACCACCCGGTAGAAGGACTTGAAAAGGAAAAGGAATTGTCACCACTTAATTATTTGCCACATATGGATTCTACTGACTTGGTTAAGGATTGTAATGGAAGACCACATACATTATTCACACAAGCACGACATTATACTTTGAAAACACCGGTATATGGGCAATGGAACCAGGATATTTTTGAACACGTTGAATCAATCATTAAATTACGTTATGAGCGTGATTATGGTACACCGCGTGCTTTGAATATGCGTGAAATTGTGAATGGCTTGGACAACTTATCTGGTATAGAAATGGATACATCACCTGGTCCATTATTTAAAATGCTCTTTAATTTGACTGACAAATCATCAATTTTTGTCAATAAAGCAAGGGAGGGTCAACCACCTTATTATGAAATTGCAAATAATGAATTTGGAAATACTTTCAAGCAAATTTTTCATAATTATGATCAACATATCACTCTGGGGGTTCCAATTTTAGTTTTATCTAAGGATAATGCTAAAGTTGAGTTAGTACCTATTGAAAAAGCTTCTAAGGGTAATGTACGCCTTTTTAATGAATTATGTATAGTATTTAATTGCATATTAAAGAAATATTCAGGTTATTGGATAAATGAAATCCAAAAACAATGGGCTAAAGGCCCTTATGCAATGGGTGCAAATCATTATCTATTAGGTAGTGCTATAAGACAAAAATTTTCTCAATATGATGGTGAAATTCAAAATACGGATTATAGTAAATTTGATAAAACTATTCCAGCTGAATTGATAAGTTCATTTTGTAGAGTAGCATTTGGCTATATATCTGAAGAAGCAGCAGAGGCCTTTGCTCATTCATTGATTTATGTACTTCATACACTTGAGGGACATATTTATCAAGTAAAATCTGGTAATGAATCTGGAAGTTATGTGACAACATTTTTGAATTGTTTCGTGGTGGAATTTGTGAATGCTTACACATTTGCAGAACAATACTACAATCGTTACAATTGTATGCCCTCGTTACGTGATCATGAAATTAACTATGGTCAATTTATTTGTGGAGATGATGCAACTATGATAGTAACAGATAAATGGTTTAGTATGGAAGATAGAGTTCGTGTTAACTCTCTTTTTAACCTTAGATTGACCGAAGCAAAAGTTGATGGTCATCAATTACCATCTTTTTGTAGTCGTGTTATATACCCACATCCGAAATTGATTAACGTTGCTTATCCGGCACTTAAGGAATCATCAATAACTGCTTGCTTGATGTTCTATGAACCTGGGGATTATGAAGTTTTGGCACAAAATTGCAATGTTGCACTTTTTGAGGCCTCACTTCATAATAAACAATTTTTCAACAAAGTAAGGGAAGCTGTTAGGAAGTTGATTAAGAAGTACAACTTACAGGAAGTTGAATGGTACACTTATGAACAATATCGTGAGGCATTCGCTCTTTATGTTGAGGGTATTAATTCAAAACCCTATAATCAGTGTTCTACAACGGCGAACACTAGCCGCAAAGTTTCAAATAATAAAATTTTTGAACAATTGACAAAACTTTGCAAAAATCCACAAAACTTTATTGCAATTATTGAAAATAATTCAACAACTTTGATACAACAATTATTGGAAGATATGAATCCAATTTCAGTATTGAACAACTACACACAGGTAAACGGATTACAAGCTCCGATTTACTCTGAAACATCCCAAGGCCCTCCTCATGATCCAATGTGGACAACTCTGTGTACCACAGTGGCTGTGGATGGTATTGCATATACCGAAGAGGGTATAGCAAAAAATAAGCAGGAAGCTAAAAGGGAGGCTGCCAGTAAACTTGTTAATAAATTCATGATAATAAGAAAAGCAAATGCTCTTGGTCATGAAGATAAGTTGGCTGAATGCTTATTGAACAGGTTTCAACTTAATATTGATGATGATAAATTACATTTTAGGGTAATTTGGAAAGATAAAACTATTGTTGATAAAACCATTACACCTGGTAAATTACCGGGTGCAATAGATAAGGTTATTACACCTGTATACAAGCAAACCATGCTTAAAATGTGTATAGATTACATTTTGGCCTTTGCTAATTTTGTCCAAGACCAAGGTATAATCTTTGAAAGCTTATATCTGCATTTGACTGAAAGCAGTCAAGAACAAATTAAACATGCATACGAAACTGCTGGTGCTGTATGGGAAATCATGAAGATTTCTGAAGATCATTGGTTCATTAATAGAATGACTCGTGATTTGACATGTACACAAATAATGGATCTATTTGATGATGAATATGCACAATTTATCACTGTGGATAAAACTGGTTTATATCTTGATGCTAAACAATTATATGGATTAGTTAGATATGAACAAAATCTTAAAATGACTAACAAAATGGAACAAACTAAGAAAAATATGCAACAGAGTCATGAAATACAACTCAATGTTAAATCTAATATGGATCAACATGTTAATGTTAATCCTGATATGATTGCAGGAATGGCTGTTGCTAATTTGACTGCACAGGTTCCATCTGGTGCCAATCCACAACCTACTGAAATGGCTCCTTCAATCACTCCTTCGGGTGAGGTTGGACAATCCGCAGTTCAATTATTGACTCACACTAAATTAAATCCAGTAGGACCTCCTAATACCATGTTTTATGGTGGAGTTCTATTTGATTTGAAGTCTTTGTGTTATGAGCAATTTTTGGATTGTGATTTGGATATTTCATGGGTTGAGGGATTGACAGCTGGTTCTATTTTGGCACAGATCCCATATGATCCACTTGGTACTTATATAAATAAGTATATCAAAAAGTGGGTTGGTGACCACAAAAGATATTATGGGGATTTGCTTTTTCGAATAACTGTAATGGGTAATCCATTATACAGTGGTTATTTAGCCATTGGGTGGTTTGACAAAAAGCAAACTGGAACAACGGTATCTATCTCTGAATTACAAAAAGTATCTTATGAGGGTAAAGGTGTAACTATGCCTTGGAGTACTGTGTACACTCTCACTGATGCACGTAGACAATATCACTATCGCGAAACTGATGAAACTGATATAGATAGTAGACCACATTTGGTTATTGCACCATTGATGACTGTTGAAAATCCATTGAAGGATGGAGTTAAGGTTAGAATTCGTATTGCAACCAAACTTGCTAACCACTCGGATGGTCCTACTGTTAATCCATTTGTTGTTTCATTACCGCAAGTCGAATCTGGGGAAACAATTTATGCACCAGAAACTCCTGGATTGAATGGTATTAATTTCTCTAATTTTTACCCAAACTTGCAAATTTACACTGATGGGCCAAGATCACATCCCTTGACTATTTTAGAGGATGATTATCCATTCACTTATGGTGAATATAAGGTTTCTAATTCTGGATTTGGTAACAACGTATCAACTATTAAAGTAACACCAAGTTATTTTCCATTTAATGGATGTATTGATTCTGCTAATAGGGATGATTGGCCCTATTCTGGAGATGAGTTTCCGGAGGATTGGGTACCATTCCCATACATTACTGTTTCTGGAAACCATACTACTAGAGCGCAGGGGGCACTTTATGCATCCGGATATGCAACTAGTGCTAGTATTGGTACTCGTTATAATAAAATGGTGACAACAAATTCCCAATTTACTATATGTTCTTTGGGTAATGATATTCACACTCCAATTGGATTACAACGTGTTGGTATGTATTTGGTTCTATATGGAACGGCAAAATTAGTTACAACACTTGGTACTGTTTATCTTAATTTGAACGTACTATATGTTGATCCTACAAAACTTAATGAAGCACCAGAATGGATTGGACAACCACTTACATTGGATTCATCCATAGTACCAACTGATGAACCTAATCGCATCTATCAACCTACATTGAATTCGGATGCGGGTTTATTTGTGTCTAATACACAAACATCTTTACCTGTTGGATATACATCAATTTTGATTACTTCTATTCCAGCATCAGCTTTATCAATTGAGGGACATGTAAACCCAACAGCAACCAATGAAATCAGTATTATCAAGACCATTAGGGATCTTGCTGGTACATATGATTCGGCGGTACAAATACCACAAATAATAGCGCGTGATGTGCGTAATTTGGCTCCCATTTTCTATGCTAGATTTGATAATATGACTAATGAGTTATATATTAAACAAACGGATGATACTATCAAATACGCTATAATGCCTGTTGATAATAAGTTCATTTCATATGAAATACATATTGTTAATAAGACATTACAATTTCCAGTCACTAACACAACTGATTGGGTACCACGTACAACTACAACTTACCGTAAAGACGTCATGTCAAAGGTCAAACCTCTGACTCTTTCGATCAAGGCTAACGCTTCAGCTCTCACTATCATCGGTGGTGCAGCGCTGTCAGGTCTTGGACAGGGAATGACAAGCAAAGCTCAAATGGACAATCAACAGTTCATGCAGAGTAATTTGTTTAAACATGAAAACGAAATGCAAGGCAATATGTTTATTAATCAACAATTAATGCAAAATACACAAATTGACGCTAATAAATATATGCAACAACATCAATTCGATTTCTCACAAAATATGCAGGCTAATCTATTTGAACAAGAAAAAGCTATGCAAGCTAGACACCAAGAGTTCGCTAAACAAATGCGTGGATTGAATAATCCAGCGGCACTTTTTTCAGCTCGTGTGTAAACCTGTCAATATGGCATCCACTAATAGCCTATAACATAAGCAGATTGTAAGTAGTAATTTTATGACCTTGGAATTACTCGTGTCCTATATATGGACATCTGCTACAAGAGACTTATATAATTAACCACAAAATTTTAGTTACTTAAATCTATATGACTATGCTATAAAGTAGACCCCTTTCGTTGTAATGAGGCAGTCTGTAAGAGATGCGAAAGAACATAGTAAAAGTTATTATATTCTATTACTCCCA